GGTTGGTGTTTATGCCCGCCCCGGGGTTGGACATCGAGGAAGGCTTGCAGGCCATCCAGACCAAGCTGGCCTACAACCGGAAGGCCCCGATGGACGCCCTCAATCGCCCGCACCTGTACATCTCAGACCGTTGCGAGAACATCATCCAAGCCTTTCAGGAATACACGGCGGAAGGCGGGCTGGATGAGGCGTGGAAGGACCCGATTGACGTTCTCCGCTACGCCGCCGTGGCCGACATTCGTTACATAGCCCCCGGTCAGATGACCACTACCAGACCTAAAAATGCCTACTATTGAGATTCCATTTGCCGATTTGGCCAAGGAACTGAAAATCACTAAGTTCCAGCTAGCCAAGATTAGGGACGAGAAGCTGTCCGACAGCGACTGGAAGCTGGTGAAGGGACGGCAATACTTCACGGAGGAGGGTGCCGACAAGGTACGACTTGCCGTGGCCGTGCCCTTGGCGGTGCCCAAGCGGCTGCTGATGCGGGCCCTGAAGGCTGCTCCCAACCCGCATTGGCTGTATTGCATCCCCGAGAAGGGCTTGGGCGACAAGGTGTTGGTGGCCGTCAAACCGAGCTGGTGTGATAGGCTGGTGGGCAAGCTAATCAACGTAGATGTCATCGAAGACGCCAATGGCGGCAAAACCTACCGGCACGAAGCCCTCGGAGGAAAGTGACCTGTCACTTTGCCCTGAGTGGCAGGCTGAGCAGGTGGATCGCCTGTTGGGCTTTGAAATCCTGACGCGAGCGTTGTCAGCCTGCTACCAGCCCGTCTCCCCTGAGCGGCTGGGCGACAAGCTTGGGGTGGGCAAGGGTTTCTCCAATCGCATCATCGTTGACATAAAGCGCAGGTATTCTTATGGAAAATGACACTCAAGAGGCCTTGACGTATGTAAGCGCCAAGCCCGATGTGCTTGCGCTGAAGAATGCCTACGACCGCACGGTGAACGATTTGGCGTGGTATCTGTCGTCCACCCGCGACAGCTATGACTACCGACGCAACATCTGGCCGAACAAAGCAAAAGACCTGCGTAAGTGGGGCCCGGACGCCTTCCCCTTTGAAGGAGCCTCGGACACGGAGGTGCCCCTCATTGACCAGTTTATCAACACTTACGTTGCGCTGTGTATGTCGGCGCTGTCGCGGGCAAACATCCGCGCCTACCCGGTAGAGCTGGGCGACCTTCAGCGGGCTCGGGTTACCTCGGCCTTCCTGAAGTGGATGGTGGCGGCGTACATCCCTGACTTCAAGCGCCAGATGGAGCTTGGGGCCAACTACCTCTTTGAGCGTGGCATTATGGTGAGCTACGTGGGGTGGCAGAAGGAAGACCGCACGTTCCGTCAGCGGGTGGAGCTGGCGCAGATTGCTCAGGCCAGCCCCGACTTGGCCAGCCTCATCATCGAGGGCAAGGCCGATGACCAGATTGCCATCCTGCTCACCCAGCAGTTTAAGGGCGTGACTGAAAAACAGGCCAAGATTGCCGTCAAGGAGCTCCGCAAGACGGGCACGACGGAGCTGTCCGTGGTGCGGCAGTCGGTGAATGGCCCGGTGGTGAACGCCCTAGCCCCTGACGGGGATGTGTTCTTCCCGGCCTACACCACCGACTACCAGAAGGCCCCGTATTGCTTCCTGCGCGTCCTGATGTCGGCCCAGCAGCTTGAGAACAAGGTGGCGACGGAAGGCTGGGACTCCGACTGGGTGGACAACGTGCTGGCTCAACAGCCCGTCTCCATCGACCTCACCGACCCCCGTACCAACACGGAGACCAATCGCTCGGCCCAGCAGATGACCAATGAGCTGTACGAGGTCATCTACGCCTACCAGCGGATGGTGAAGCGGGAGGATGGATCGCAGGGCATCTACTGCACGGTGTTCAACCAGAAGTGGACGGGCCGGGATGGCGAGCCCAAGTATGCCAAGTTTGAGCTCCTGAACGGCTACGACGACTACCCCTTCGTCGTCACCAAGCTGTTTGAGGACAACAAGCGCCTGTACGAGCTGGCGACGGTGCCTGAGATGCTGCGCGGCCTGCAATGGGCCATCAAGGGCGAGCGGGACAGCCGTTCCGACCGCAACAGTATGGCGACAATTCCGCCCCTGCTCTACCCCGTGACGGGTCAGCCGCCCACGGACTACGGTCCGGCGGCTCGCATCCCCTACCGGCGGATGGGTGAGATTCAGTTTGGGCCTACGCCCCCGTACAACCCGGGCAGCGTGGAGCTGGAACAGACGATGCTCCAGCAGGCGAACACGATGATGGGCTTGGATCACGAGAATCCGATGTCCCGCATCCGTCAGCAGCACTTCGTGGACAAGTTTTTGCACCACGTTCGTGATGTCATCCGGCTGGCCTTCAAGTGCTACCAGCGTTTTGGCCCCGAGCAGGTGTTCTTCCGTGTCACGGGCGTGTCCGATCCCCAGCGTTTCAGCCGTGGCGACCCGAACGAGAACTTCGACATCGTGGTCAACTACGATGTGTTGTCCGCTGACCCAGAAAACCTCGAAACCCAGCTCAATCAGTTTGTGAGCTTGGTCCAATTCGACCGGAATGGCCGCATCAATATGGACCGGATGCTGGAAGTGATGGCCTCAGCCGTCAATCCGGTGCTGGCCGATGCCGTTCTCCAGCCCGCCGAGGAGGCCCAGCAGCAGATCGTCAAGCAGGTGACCGACGACCTGTCCAAGATTTACGCTGGCATCGAGGTGGGGGCCCGTCCGAATGGCGCTCAGGTGGCGATGCAAACCATCCAGCAGTATTTGCAGCAGCCGGACGTTGGTCAGCGCTTCCAACAGGACAAGCCGTTCCAAGACCGGCTCAACAAGTATATGCAGCAGTACCAATTCCAGATGCAGCAGATGCAGAACGCCCAGATTGGGCGGATTGGTACGGCTCCCGCCCAGATGGGCGAGGTGAGCACGCAGGGCCTTAGCGCTTAAGGGCGTCCCAGCGCTCCTTAACGACCTTGTAGTTAGACCGCTCCAGTATGTCGTTGAGGGTGCAGATGCGCCCGGCGATCTGCTGGAGCATTTCCGTGGGCCGGTCTTCGAGGTTGGCGATCCAATGCTCGCGGGCGTCGTGCAGGGAGGTCAGAAACTCAAGGAAGTGCTCGTTGTTCTGAAGGATTTCTAGGGACTTAGGGCTCATAAAGGGATACCCAAGCGGGGCTCCAACCCGCATCTTCGCTCAATCCCCAAGGGGTTGCCTTCCACGCCGGTGGGCGGGGCCTTGGTAGAACGCCCGGAATCCGGGCCAGCGAAATGCTATGCTTTGCACCATTGGGCAGGCGCAAAATGGCGGAGGATGACTAATTAAGTCAAGTACGGAAAAGCTATGCTAGCATCCGCCCCATCGCAGTCGCCAAGGCGCAAAGATGGCGGATGAAATATGTCAGAAGTCGTAACGTCCGACGCGGGGGACGCTAAACCTGCCGTGGAAACCAACAAGCCAATGACGGACAAGGATTTCCTGTCCTCCCGTATTGCCAAGCTTACTGGCAAGCAGCCTCCCGCTGCTTCCAAAGAGCCTGAATCGGTTCCTCCGAAGGAGCCCGAAGCCAAGGAGCCCCCGCAAGAGGGCGAACCCAAGGCCGAGGCCGCTCCCCAGAAGGAAGTTCTTTCAAAGGAAATTGAGGACCTCACAGATGAGGAGATCGCGGAGCTTGCCCAAAAGGGCAAGAGCGGGTTGCTCAAGCGGATTGCTGAGCTCACGGCCAAGCGCAAGCTAGCCGAGGAGAAGGCAGCCGCGCTGGAGTCTGCCATTGTGCAGGCTCGGCAGCAGCTCCCTGACGCCAAGGTTGAGGACAACCCCTACGAGTCGATTGCTACCGTCGAAGACCTTCAGAAACAGAAGGAAGAGGTGGATAGCTTCATCGAGTCGGCAGAGGACATCCTTTTCAAGGCGGAGGACTTTGGTGCCAACGACGTTGTTTACACAGCGGAAGACGGCAAGGAGTGGACCAAGGTGCAGGTACGCGAGATGCTCCGAAACGCTCGTCGTCGCCAGACCAAGTTCATCCCGGCGCAGTATAAGGAGCTTCAGCTCCGAGCACAGCGCGATGGGCTGGAACAGCAGTTCAAGACCTTGGCCAAAACCGAGCTGTCTTGGATGGATGGCGATGATAACGATGTGAGGAAGCGGTATGAGGCGATGGTCAATGACCCCCGCCTGAAGGAGGCCAAGCGCCTCGTTCCCGACATTGCTCCGCAGATTGAGTATCTGGTGGCCCACGCTGCCAACTCCATCTACGGGCGCCGCACGTTGCCAATGGATGGTAAGTCCAAGGGCGTAACGCTTAATCCTCCCTCGTCCCCCGCCTCCACGGCGGCTGCCCCGGAGCGTCCTGAAAACCGCTTCGACCGGCAGCTCAAGGACATTGAAAGCCGATACAAACAAACAGGAAGCGCCAACGACTTCGTAGCCCTCCGTGCAGCTCAACTCTCGAAACGTAAATCCTAATTAGTTATGTCGTTCTCCAACACCTACGATACCACCTCGCCCGGCAGCGCGGCCCTCAACCGTGAGGACCTCCACGACGCCATTAGCACGCTGGCTCCCAGCGAAACGCCGCTCCTTAGCTCCGCTGACAAGTTCAAGTGCAACGCCACCTTCGTTGAGTGGGGCGTGGACAAGCTGTCCGCTCCCGTCACCACGGCGGTGAGCGAAGGCGCTGATGTCACCGACTTCGACGACAAGTTTGAGTCCGTGGCCCGCCTTGGCAACTACGTCCACAAGCGGCGCCGGTCCTTCCGCGTGTCCGATCTCCAGCAGGCCGTCTCCTCGGTTGGCCCGCAGGACATCGCCCGTGCGGAGATGAAGGCCGTCAAGGAGCTGAAGCGTGACGTTGAAACCGTCCTCCTCGGCACGCAGGATCGTGCGGCTGAGAACGGCGGCGGCACGGCCTACACGATGCGCGGCCTCGGTGACTGGATTGACTCGGCTGGTCCGGCGGATGTCCCTTCGGACTACCGCACCCCGGCTGGCTCCATCCACGCCTCGGGCACGTTCAACGAGACGGTGCTGAACAACCTCATCACCTCCATCTACCGCCAGAACGGTTCGACCAACAGCCTCACGCTGCTGGCTGACACCGCCCTGCGCCGGGTGGTGACTGACTTCGCCCGTGCGGACGCCACCACCGGCGCCCTCCGTCAGTACAATGCCAACAGCTCGTCCGGCCTCATCAAGCTGGCGGTTGGCCAGTACCAGTCGGATCACGGCATCGTCACCATCGTGGAT